TTAAAAAAATGACTTGGTACAAATCACGAAATGACAAGCGGAGTAATCAAAGATGAATCAAGACAAAACGAATCTGCCGATGCCCGAATGCCTGCAACCCGGTACGCCGAAGCGATTCGGGAACGCACTAATCAACCGTCACGCGCTGGCCAAAGAGACCACCAGGCGCATGTATATCATCGTGGACACGGACGTTGACCTGAGCGCGCAAAACGCACTGGACACCATCCTGCCAGGTCAGTGCGCCGTGGCCGTGATCAATCCGCGCGAAACGTGGCATCTCGCCGAAGACACCGAAGAAATCGCAGAAGCGTCGGAAGACCTGAGTGTATTTCTACTGTCCACGCAGCGATACCGAAACGCGGCAGTCCACGTGTACCGGCTGCTGACGAAATACGATGACGAACACAGGACGTTCTTACAATCGGTCCGCGCGCCATACTTCGTGCCGGATCGATACACCACAGTCAGGGAATGGCTGAATGACAATCTTGACATTTTACTTGCCGTGGCCACCTACCACCAATAAAATCTGGCGGTCTGCTCATATACATGGCATCACGCGCACGTATCGGTCGAAAGAGTACAACCAATTCGAACGTTTGTGTCTGATCGAATTGTACTCACCGAAGCGCAAGACAATCACAAACAACGTCGAAATCACTTTAATCTTCCATCCACCGACAAGGAGACAATATGACGTAGACAACAGAATAAAGCCAGTGTTCGATGTGCTTACTCACGCCGGCATCTGGGACGATGACAATCAAGTAGAAATTGTAATCGCGAAAAAGGGATCTATCAGTAAGGATAATCCCGGAGTGGAAATCAAAATTAAGGAACTTAAGAATGTTGGATCAAATCATTAAAGGCCGAACCATCAGCCCGCCGCGGCTGTTTGTTTACGGCACCGAAGGCATCGGTAAATCGACGCTGGCCAGCAACGCGCCGAAGCCGATTTTCATCCAGACTGAAGACGGCCTGGACCAAATCGAATGTGACCGCTTCCCGATGGCCAAAACGCTGCAAGATGTGCAATGGCAGATTGACGCGCTGGCCGTCCAGGAACACGAATACCAGACCGTGGTGATCGACACCGTTGACTGGCTGGAACTGCTCATCTGGCAAACCATTTGTGACCAGTTTGGCGCGCGCAGCATCGACAAGGTCGATGGCGGCTATGGCCGCGGCCACAGCTACGCGCTGGCCGAATGGCGTGACCTACTAGCCAGACTGGAAGAACTTCGCGCCACGCGAAACATGGCCATCATCTTGCTTGGTCATGCGAAGGTTGAAACCTTCACCGACCCCGAAACACTGACCGTCCAGCGCTTCAGTCCGAAGTTGCACAAAACAGCGAACGCGCTGCTGTGCGAATGGTCTGACGCTGTGCTGTTCGCCACCCGTGACGGCAGCGCTGCCAGACGCGAAGGTGACCGAATTCTGCGGACCGTCGGCGCGTATAACTACGTCGCAAAGAATCGTTATTCCATGCCTGACGTCCTGCCGTTGGACTTCAGCGCCATCGCAAAAGAAATCAAATAGAAAGGCAAATCAAATGGACCTCACCCAATTCAACCCCGCCGAATACGCCGCGCAGCAATTCGAACCCGTCCCCGATGGCACCTACAGAGTGATCATCACGGCCACCGAAGATAAGGTATCGAGCGCCGGCGAATCTTACCTGCAAGTCACCTACACCGTCAGTGACGGACCGCAGCGGAATCGGCAAATCTATGACCGGTTCTTCGTCCGCAGCACGAAAGAACAGGTGGCCGACATCGCGCGTCGGAATCTCGCTTCTTTGTGTCTTGCGCTTGGCATCGAGCGCCCACAATCGTCGAACGACTTCCTGAACCGCGCGCTGGAAGTTACCACGCGCACCAAGAACGATTTCGTCAACGTCACGCGCAGAACCTCCATCAAGGCCAGCGCGCCGAAGCAAATCAACACACCGCCGCAGCCGCAGCCGGTGACGTCGTCGCCGTGGTCGAAATAACCGACGGTGATCATCGCGGCCAGTCTTCGCACTGGCCGCCCCATCTTAAAAAAATAATCTAAAGGTAAATCCAAATGTACGAACTCCGTTATTATCAGAAACAAGCAATAGAATCGATATACAACTACGCGCGAACGCATAAAGAATCAAATCCCGTCGCTGTACTGCCCACCGGTGCCGGCAAGACATTAGTACTGGCACAGCTGTGCCTGGATACAACACAGCAATGGCACCAGCGCGTTTGTCTGGTGACGCACCAGAAAGAACTACTACAGCAAGCCAAAGAAAAACTACTGGCATCAGGCATCGATGACGTCGGTATATTCTGCGCCGGTCTAGGCGAAAAAGACTTAACGCGCGCCGTCACGCTGGCCAGTATTCAGTCCATCGTCAACCACGTGAAAGACTTAAACGACGCTGGCATTGTCTCGCTGATCATCGTCGATGAAGCGCATCGCATACCGGCGAATTCTGAAGGCCAGTACGGCGAATTTTTCGAAGCGCAGCAGTCATTCAACCCGGCCACGCGCATCATCGGCCTGACCGCTACGCCATACAGGATGACGTCTGGCATGATATTTGGGGAAGGCCGTCTGTTCGATGACGTCTGCTATGAAATCCCCGTCGGCCAGTTAATCGCCGATGGTTACCTTTCGCGCATCAGACCATTCGGCAGCAAGAACGCCCCGCAGACCGAACGGCTGCACATCGTACGCGGTGACTTCGACAAGCGCGAAACTGAAGAAATGTTTGACAACACGCAGACGGTCAGAATGGCCGTGCAAGATATTCTGGAGAAAACGAAAGACCGCCGGCGCATTTTGATTTTCTGCTGTTCTATCAAACATGCTGAAGACGTCGCAAAAGAGCTTTCAACGCACGCCCCCTTCCACCGGAAAGACAAGGTGATCTGCCGTTACGTTCACTCTAACATGCCGAACGAAGAGCGTGACGAAATACTGGCAGAATTTCGCGGCAAGCAGTCACTGTTGGCTGATGATAGTGCCATTTACCTGACCAACGTGGACATTCTAACCACAGGATTCGACGCGCCGAACGTTGACGCGGTGATCCTGCTGCGGCCTACACAATCACCAGGTCTGTACGTGCAAATGGTAGGCCGCGGCCTGAGAAAGTGCGAAGGCAAGACTGACTGTATTCTGCTGGACTACGGTGGCAACGTTCGCCGGCACGGTCCGATTGATTCGGTGACATCTTTAGACCGCGGCAAAGAACCAGCGAAGCGCACCACGCGCGAATGTACTGAGTGTCACGCGATATACGGCGCCCACCTGGACGCCTGCCCCGAATGCGGCCATCGGCCAGAGAAACAGGAACGTGAATACAATCACGGTATGACCGCCGATGACGCTGATCCACTGAGTAAAAAGGGCTTCGACTTAATCGTGCGTGACTGGCACTTCGTTGTTCACCAGCCGCGCGAAGGAAAGGTACATCCCACGGTCAGAGTGCGGTACATCACCGACGAAGGTGAATACGACAAGTATTTATGTCCAGAGCATACAGATTCACCGTTCGCGCTTCATAAGTTTCATGTCTGGTGGCGTGACCACGGCACCGGTGCCCCGCCGACCGACTGCGAAACGGTGGCGTCACTGGGCAATCATGGCGCCTACCTGGTACCGCAGGTCATCACCGTCAAACGCCGCGCCGGGACGAAGTTTTTTGACATCGAAGAAAGCCAGCTGGACACCGATTTCATCCAGGCAAACTCGCTTATGCCTCGATGTCATCAATGCGTGTTTTTCTCGGAGCAAACATCACTGACGTGCACGCTTAAGAAAGAGCAAATGGGCAAGTTTCACCATGCCTGCCGTCATTTCGCCGATACTGAAGAATTGCCGTTTTAATTAAGGATAGATGATCATGCTGTTGGAAACAGCTTTAAGTTACGCATCGAAGGGATACTACGTTCTGCCCGTTGAATCATGCGGAAAGCGTCCAATTGGCCGCCTAGTCCCGAACGCCGCGCATAATGCAACCACAGACCAGGACACAATCAAAAAATGGTGGTCTGCTGTTCCTGACGCGAATATCGGTATTGCCGCACTAAACTGTCTGATTCTAGACCTAGACATCAACGACAACGGCAGCGGGATAGATGAGTACAACGATTATAAACAGATCTATGACATACCAGACGCCCCAATGGCGCGCACCGGAAGCGGTGGTCTGCATCTGTACTTCAAGCGGCCAGCTGGGCGCAAGGTATCGGCACAGACGCACATAGAGATAAACGGTGAAAAAACCAACATCGATATTCGAGTTGGTTTTTCATACGTGGTTGCCCCGCCGTCGGTTCATTCATCTGGCAACAATTATGACTGGGAAACAGACCTGCCACCGGTGTATGACCTGCCTGTACTGCCAGATTCGTTTCTGGACGCCATTGGCGCGAAGCGTGACACGTCACTGGCCATGGCGCGCGAAGTGTCCGATGATCCGATTTCCATCCTTAAAGAAGAGGTTAGAGGACGCGAAGTTGACATTCTGCGTGACGTCGCCGGCATCCCGTCGGACGTGCTCGATGGCAAACATCACCCCTGCCCAAAGTGCGGCGGGAAAGACCGCTTCAGGATGATCGACGCTGAATCTGGCGCGGTCTATTGCAATCAGTGCTTTCGTACTGGCAACGGTGACTTCATTTCAGCGATTCGCTGGATGACCGGCTGCACCACGTCCGAAGCGATGGACCGTGTCTGTGACCAGTATCATCTGCCGAAAAAGACCATCAGCAGCATCGACCTTTCGGCCCTGCTAGACGGCCCGCGAACCGACGCGCTTCCTGAAGTACCGATTGAAGATGAATTTGACGTCCAGGTTTGTGACCCGTCGCTGGCCAGACCGATAAAGTGGGCTTGGAAAAACCACCTACCGAAGGGCAAATTGACAATAATCGCCGGGCGCGGCAGCGCTGGCAAGTCTTCGTTCGTGACTGCCTTGACTTCCATTATGTCAGCTGGCCGACAATGGCCAGACGGCACGCCTGCCGAACGTGGCGTCATTCTTTACTTCTACAGTGAGGATGATTTCAGGGACACGCTGACACCGCGATTCTGCGCCGCGGAGTGTGATCCGCAGAACGTTCGATTCATCCAGTTTACGAAGAACCAGACCGACGCCGGCGTGCAATATAAACGATTCTGTCTAGCCGAAGTCTCGAAGCTGGCCAGACTGGTCAAACACATCAACAGCAAAGGCACCCCGGTGACCGCCATTGTCTTCGACCCAATCACCGGCTTTTTGGGCAGCGGTGTGGACACTAACAAAAATTCCATCGTGCGCGAAATGCTGACGCACCTGAGCAACTTCGGCGAACAATTCCCCGATGTTTCACTGATCGCCATTGCGCATAC